TCAATTCCCCTTCGTTACTTCCCTCGCCCACTCCTGCAAATACTCGAGCGCGGCCTGGTCCTGCTTCATTCCTCGGCGGATATTCCAAACAGCGCGTCCAGCTGCTGCACTGAGCTCGACGCTGGTTGCATCGCCCACGCTGCCGGAGCCGGTGGCGGCGGACACGATGGCGTCGGCTCTGGCAACGTTGACTTCGATCCGCAGGCGGCGACGCTCATCGTCAGCAGAGCTATACAGACGCTCAAGACGATCGTTTTCGGTGAGTGCATGGGTCAGTCTCTCGGTTGATTGTTGGTCGGCCTTGGCCAGGCGCTGCTCGAGCGCTAGGCGGTCGGCCTGCTGCTTGAGGATCACCGCAGCATTGGCTTCGGCAGCCTGGCGCAGGAATGTCTCGTGAGCCTTCGCCTGATCGGCCAGCTGCTTACCGTAGGCGTTCCCCTGCCACTGCCACGCCCCTGCAGCAGAAAGCGCCATCAGCGCAAGCACAGCAGCTCCTGCGGCGATCAACTTGTACTGCTTGAGCAGGGCGATCATCGCATCACCTCACGCACTGCAGCGGCGAATCGTGTCGCCCAGCGCTCGGGGTGAGGCTTTCCGGGACGCCAGCACCGCTCATAGAGCGACCAGCCACCCGCGGCGTCATGTTCGCTCGGCAGCGGCTTCGGATCAGTCCAGAGCAGCAGGCGCGCGAAGGCCGAGGCCAGCACATCGTCACGCTCGAGCGCGGCCCACACAGCGGCAGGCTCCGGCGCAACGCCACGCGCAGCACATACGCGCCGGGCATGTTCACGGCTCGACGGATGATTCAGCACGCCACGCACGCCGCCGCCCTGCTCGAATTGGTACAGCCCGCGGGCCGGCCCGGTCGGCCACTGACGGCGCCGCTGCTCGGGATCTTCCTGCTGCGTGATAGCCAGCAGCATGATCTCAGCCTCTCGGCTCGACATCCGCGCAGGCAGCATCGCGAGAGCGGGCGCTATGGCTCGCTCCCGTATTTCAGAGAGGGTCATGGGAAATCCTTCAGGCAGAAAAAAACCCCGACTGGCGGGGCTCTATGCGGTGTGGCTAAATCAGCCTTCTGAGTTCGTCCAGCAGATATCGGCGACTACCGAGGTCGGGACGGCAGTGCCTGTCGGGTTCTTCACACGGACAGCAATGTATCTGAGGTTCGCGTCTACCCGCGGAATAGCTGTGTCTTTGACGGGGGTGCTGGCGGCAACTGTCAAAGCGTCGACTGCACCCGCTCCGTCGACTGTAGATGGGTAATCGAAGACAAGTTGCAACCCAGCCCCCGACACCGCGGCGAAGCGAACCACCCCGTTCAAGCGCGTCTGGCCTGGAATAACGCCTACAAGAACCGTGCTGTTTGCGCCAACTGATATGCCGTGCGCGTTGAACGTTGCGTTTCGACTAGCACACCCTGCCCCATTGGCGGCGCGCGCGGTCGTCGCGTAGTTAACGCGGAGGGCATATGCGCGTGATTTTGCCAACTGATCCCCGCCACCTGCCGTTGGCGCAGTAGCCCCGACGGATGCAGTGAAGAATATCGGCTGCGCGCCAATGGCGAGAATGCGCGTCCTGAGTTGATTAATCTGCTGATCGAAAAGAGCTGGCGACACGTTTGCGTAGTAGTCATTGGTCCCGACCATCACCCATACATAGTCGGGCGATTCGGCAACTACATCCGCGTCGAAACGCTCAAGAAGCTGGGACGCCCTTTCGCCGGGAATGCCTTTGCTGATTACCTGGGCCTTGTTCAGCTTTGCTATCAGGGCGTTGTGAAACTCACCCCCAGACGTAAACCAACTATCGCCCAGCAGGACGTGCTTGCCGCGATTGATATCCGCCAAGTACCCGCTAACACGCTTGTGCGTCACCATCCCCGCATAGAAGGTGAACCCGCCGCCGTTTGCCGACGTGACGCGTACAGATATCAGGCTGCCAGGGCGTGCAGAGTACGGCAATTCAATCGACCGGATACCGTTATAACTCAATATCCCGCCTCGGTAAGCAATGGTAAATTCGGAACCATCCGGCAGCCGCTCGACTATGGACACATCGACCTGACCAGAGAACCCGCCGTCACGCAGGCCAGGGTTGACCACTACGTTCGTGACGTAATCACCGCCAACGAGTGCGACCGGGCGGGTTTGAACTCCGGCGCCGGCTGTTGTGCTGTAGACCGAGATGGCACGATCCGCAACATCCGCACCGCCAGGCGTGAAATAGTCCGTAGCTGTCAGTGACGTGACAGTTGCGCCCGACACTGGAGTCCATATCGCGCCGTCAGCCGAGCGATATTCGACTTCATATAGAAGCTGCGACGATAGCTGCCGCATTGCGTCATCTACGATGGTAGCCGCGCCCTTGATGTTCGGGTGAGCGTCATCACGGTAAAAGCCATAAACCCCAGCGCCAGACGCAAGCGATACAGGTAATTGCCGATCTATCCGAATAGTGTTTCCGTTCTTAGAACGAAGGATCGCTGAGTAAAGCTGCCCGTCAGTCGCGGTGAAGCAGATCAATTGATCGACTGCGAAGATTCCAGCATTAGCAACCGGAATATCAACCTCGTTCTGCGCTACGGCTGCTGTGGTAGTAGTCGATTGATCACCGCCTACCTCTGCCGGATTCCAACCCTGCCCAGCAAGAGTTCCGAAGTGCATATCGATAACGGCTGGGGTAAGCGTGCTGCGATATTGGCGTTTTGAAAGCTGTGCCAATCCGGGTACGGGCGTTACTTGTTGAGTGAGAGCGCTTATTTCTGACTCAATAGAACTAAGCGCCTGATCAACGGTTTCGGCTCCGCGGCCGACCATTGTTGCTCCGGTGCTCGTCGTCAGATCGTTTCGAAGCTCAGTAGAGCTATCGACTACCGGCAGCGCAGTGGTTGGGTTGCCTGCTTCGTCAAAAGCGAGCAGCTTGCCTGCGCGCTGTGCAACGGAGGGGATACGGCCCGGCTTTGGGTCGTACTCAGCGACCTGGAGTGAGCGGCTTATCTCTGCTTCGTGCTGCTGCGCAATCATGGTCAGCAGGTCGAAAGCACCCTCATGGACCTCCGCAAAGAACTTGCCCTGATTCCGAAAATCGATGAGCTGCAATATATCCACGATTCTGGTGACGAATAGCTGCTGCCCGCTTATAGGGGCGGTAGTAGTGTTGACAACTCCCCCGCTTTCCTGGCCCTCACCGCTCACCGTATAGTTTGAATTCAATTCCAGCGTAACCGCATCCCCAGTCGTTTCATCTATCAGCAAGACGACCAGATCAGATGGGCTATTGAACTTGAACGCGATCGGGAAACTTTGGGTTACTCCGTTACCGTTAAAGCTGGCGACGTTGGTGTTCGTCTGAACGGTCATGGCTTGTCCTTTTGTGCGGGCATTAAAAAGCCCCGCTCGTTGGCGGGGCCTGGAATTTGGGCAATAAAAAACCCGCCGAAGCGGGTCTTGGGTGTTTCGCTGGTGCTACGTCATTTGCGCGGCGAGCCAAGCGGCAGATATTACTCCGCCGACGGCAAGGCCAATCCAGCCAGCCGCCTTGGCGCCGTCACGTGCAGAGGCAAGCAGGTCACCAGTTGAGCGAATGCGGCCGTGGTACTGCTCGGCGGCCACCGAGACGGCGACCACAGAGGCGACCAGGTAAGCGACGATGATCCCGTAAAGCTTGATTTGATCAGGCAGCACAAGGCCGATGGCGACTGCCACCAGCAGTGGTGCGAGAAAGACGATCAGGCCGGCAACCACAAGGCTCATGCCTTGGCGGCCTTACGAGCCGACAGCCAAGCACGCAGACGATTAGCCGCCAGCCCGATGAGCGCCCCCGCCGCTGCAGTAGCAGCGAACACGACTGGCGTGGTCGGATTACCCATGGCCAGCATCAGGCCAACATAGGCCGCAGCGCTTGCCGCCATAGCCTGCCAGAGGCGAGGCATCCACCAGGCAACCAACATGCAGAGTGCGATGCTTATCGGATCAAGCAGTCGAGCAAGTGTTATGGCTAAAAACGTAAGCATCGATTACCTCGCAATCCCTAGCGGGTCTTGGTACGTCTGTGATGGCCGCAACAGGAACTGCTGGGCGTTTTCCTTTTCTATCCGGCGCTCCATGCGGCGCAGAGCCCCCGGATTCAGGGCCTCTTGCACGCTGTGCAGGAACAGATAGTCCATGGCTGTGCGAGTGTAAAACAAATTCGCGAACGGAGTGTTCTGGATGGCGAACCGGAAGCTGGCAGCCGCCGCGTCGTCGCCGTCACGCATCCTGGCGAACAGGTCATAGCCGCCGTCGATCAAGCCTAACGTCGGCCCGGACAGCGATTGAGTGAGCCCGCCACCAAAGCGGTTGGCCTCGCCAAACAGGAAGTCACCATACAAGCCGAGCGCCCCGCCCTGCAGCATTGCGGCCACCCATGTTTTCGGGTCGTCGACTGGACGCGGCTCGCGGCCTTTAACGATGTCCTTCAGCGCCATGGCGCCATAGCCGAACAATGTCGTCCAGAGCATCAGTTGAGCAACACCGAGCTTCTCGCCGTTGCCGCTGCGCATTGCCTGCATCAGCTCACCGCCAACGCCTGAGCCGTATGCGCTGGGCTTGTAGCCGCGACCGTAGAGCTCGCGGCCGATCGACTTCTGAAGCACAGCAATCGGGAACGCCTTGAACTGCCCAACGAACCGCAGGAACTCGCCGGCCACTGTGCCGGGCTGAGTACCGCGGCGCATGATGGCCCGCGTTCTGGCATCCGGTTCGATTACCGCATAGCTGGCCCGGTCGGTGATGTAGCTGCGCAGGCTACCGCGCAATTCCTCGCGCAGTTCGCCGATGGCAGCGCCATTCGCCGTGCGGCCCTTGCTGGTCAGGTAGCCGGCCAGCGATTCTTCCGGAATGTTGTCGATTCCCTGCGTGGTCATGTACTCCCGGCCGTCTGCCTCTTTTGAAGGCGTCGAGCGCAGCAGATCCCACTTCCCAGAATCAACGTCGAACAGTTCAAGCGTGCGCTTGAGGTCCGGATTCATCTTGTCCCAGTCAAGCGTGCGGTTGTAGGCCAGATGGTGGCTCATCATCAGCGCGGCAGTGCTGCGCATGGTGTCGGTCCACCAAGTGAGGCCGTTCAGCTTGAAGAACAGCTGCTGTGCCCGACTCATCTTGCCGCCCAGGGTATCGTCGGCGCTGAACTTGCTTACCACTTCCCCGCGCACGCTGTCGAAGAACACGCCCAACGTCGAGAGAATTTCCCGCTGCTCAGCTGGCTTGCGGCCCTGAACCATGCCGCCGATCAGCGTACCCATGGAGGACAGCATGCCCTTGCCCTGGTAGCGCATCTCACTCGCGGCGACGGGAAGGTCAGTCACAGCAGAGATAACCGCGCCACCCAGCTTCGCCATCGATTGCCAGGCACGCAGGTTCGAAGCCACCCTGGCGCCGACATGGTTGACAGCCATTCGTGAAGTGCCGTCGATCTCCGAGAAGCGCGTCTTGAGAAGCCCGTTGCGATCCTGCTGGAATTTGCGCAGGCCTTCCGGGTCGTTCTTCAGGTCAAGCTGAAGCTCATCGAGCGCGGCATTCCAGTTGCTTTCCGGGTTGGTGCCGAGCCGGCGCATCATGCCGGTACTATCGCCAGAGCGATCAAGGCCGCCGAGGAAGGCTTCGCGCAGCGAACCGGTGCCATAGACCTTGTTGTACTGGTTCCAGGCCAAGCCGTCCTTGAAGTGTAATACGCGTTCGGCGCTGACCTTCTTGGCGAGGTTGCGTGGGCCCTTGAATCCGTTCGGTTGACCGGTCGACACTTTCAGGTGCACGCCGGAGACCAGGCCGTTGTAAGTGGCGAGCAGAAAACCGTCTACGTCTGAGCCCGCTTCGAAGGTGCGCTCATCCAGCAGCGGCAGGATCTCGTCTCGCCACTGCTTGAAGCCGGCCCGCTGGATTTTGTACGGGTCATGGGACTGGCGCACCACGTAGCCGGGCAGCTTGCGGATGAAGGCCCCGGCCCGGTTCGCATCGATGCGTGCCGTCTCCTGATACTTCTGCATGATCTTGGCGATGCCCTGCGCTTCTTTGCTCAGGCCATCAAGCGGCTTGTCCATGCCCATGCGCCAGAGCGCATCGGCAATGTCGGCATCCAGATCGCCCTTGGTCAGGAACGGCTTCAGCCCTTCAGTCTCGATGTCGTGCAGAAAGCCCGCGATATAGGCCTGGCTGAGCTGCTTTTGTTCGGCAGCCACAGAACGGCGAGCGCCGGGGCGCGCCACGTTGGTGCCGACAAGGAAGGACTCAAGGCCCAGGTCAGGACGATCTGACCAGGTGCCGCGGATGTAGCCGACCAATTCAGCACGGCGGCGAGCGTTCAGCAGTGCGTTGCGCTTCTCGATGGCGGCAGCCAGCTTGACCTCGTTGCCCATCTCATCAGCGGCACGCATGGCGGCGTCTTCAAGGCCGAGCATTCCATCAGTGGCCTGCAACTGCTTGATGCGGGCCTGAAGATCGCCAACCAACTCGACCATCTCTTCTTCGTTCAGCTCGCGCCCAGCAGCCTTGGCGGCAGCCTGGATAGTGTCGATGCAGTCTAGAGCGGCCATTAGTTCCTCAACTGACAGAGTGCGGCTGCCCGGTAGGCGGCGGCGTAGGTTTCAGCGTCTGCGGCAAGTTCGTCGACTTCGCGCATGAATGGCTTGAGGTCGATGCCGGCTTGCGCGGCCATTTCGTCGGTGAGCGCCTGTTCATCGGCAAGCATACGCTCGGCGCCGGCAAGGTCTGTTCCGTCCAGTGCGTCGGAGGTTTCGCCGGCTGCATAGCTGGCCACTTCTCCTTCCGGGTCGGCTACAGTCTCGACTGGCTCTTTAAGGCGCTGGAGTGCGGCGGTGCGCTTGGCTGGGTCGGCAAGGTCGAAGATAGCTTCCACGTTGACGGGTCGGCCGGTGACCGATTGAGCCACGGCAGCACGCAGTGCGCTCTCTCGGACTTGCCATGGCGCAGCCTCAGCTTTCGCCCGGGCTGTCTGGCGCAGATCGAAACCGCTGGCAATTCGGCCTGTCTCAGCATCAATGCGTGACTGATAGCGCTGCGGAATCTCGCCACGCTGTAGGGCGTTGAGTTCGCCTCGGGCAATCTCGGCCTGACGGTTCGCGTCCGTTGCGGATTCGATCTCAGCCTTGCGCTCGTTCAGGCGCTGGCGTTCGTCAGCAATAGACTCACGCGCCGCCCGTTCGGCCTGCTTGCGGCTCATGCGCTGGCCTTGGAACTCCTTGGCGCGCACCTTGAATGTGTCGTCCAGCGTGTCGATTTTTGCTTGGATGGCGCCCTGCTCAATCTTCAGGTCACGCACGTTTGGCAGCTTGCCGGATGCAATCTCTTGAAGCTCGGCGCGGATCTCAGGCATCAGCGCTTCACGCGCCTGGCGGCCGGCATCTTCAGCCATCCGAGCGCGGTCACCCTGAATGCCGCGCTCGAGCGAATCACGTAGCGCGAGCATCGGATCTTCATCGACGCGCAAGGCGAACTGCTGCGGGCTAATTTTTTCAGGAGCTTGACCAGTGATAGCAGGTGACTCTGCCTTGACGCCTTCAAGCAGCGTGCCGCGGCGCACGTCGGAGATATACCCGCCAGCGCTGTGCAGCCCGCCACCCATTACCGAGCCGAACGCCACGTTCAGTAGGCTATCAACTGCGCCGTAGTCCGATTGATCCTGTGCCGAGGCGTACAGAACCAGCGGCTCGACGATGGCAGCGCCTACAGCGCCCTCCACGGCGCCTACCTGCGCACGAACAGCGGCACGCGCAGCAACTGAAGTCCCGGCACGCGCAAGCATCGACGCATAGCGTGCTTCACCGACAATCGGCACAAAGGCCGAGGCAACGTTGATCGGGTCCAGCACCGAGGCGCCGAAACCGGCCAGCAGTTGCACGGGGATGGTGGACGCCGGGGCATTGTCGAGGATCAGCTTGCGCTTGACCTCCTCCCGCTTGCGCTCGATCAGGATATCCAGTGCGCCGGCGCGAATGCCGGAATCCTCGACGGTCAGGTCAAGGCCTTCTTCCTTGATGCGGGCGCGGGCCTGCTCGGCAGTGAGCAGCGGGGTTTCGGGCTCGGCGCGGACAGCGGGAGAGGTATACCCCCGCGCGGTCATGGCCGGTCGAATCACGGCGCCCTGCTCGGCCTCCGCGAGTTCGTTGATGCGCCTGGCCGCATTAGTGGGGTTCTCGAACATTGCCTGATCGAAGGCCGCCTCGGCCGCATCAAACTGGCCGGTTACCACATCGTCCAGAATGTTGCGATCACGCCGGACGATCAGGCCTTCGGTAAACAATGTCATCGAGCAGACCTCGTCTTGCTGTAGTCAAGCATCCTGCCTTCCGGCATGACAGGTTCGTTTTTCGGTGTGAATCGCGGGGTTACCGCTTCGGCTGCCAGGTCATCGAACGTGCGCGCCACAGGATTGCCGGCTCTGTCGAGCACCGCCTCGCCGCCGTAGTACAGCGCAACGCCGCTTTCGTCGGGCAAGGTGACCCAGTAGCCGTCTTTCTCGATTGCAGCCTTCACGCGGCCTGCTGCGAAGTCCTCCGGCAAACCGGCAGGCGTGCGGAAATTCAGCGTCATGGGGTCGAGCGATTCGATGGCGCGTTCGGTGCCGGCCTCGATCAGGTCGGCGTCGTATGCCTTCGGTACGCGGTAGGTGCCTTGCAGTGTGTACTTGTCATCGATCAGCGCCTTTTTCGCCAGCTCGACCGCATCCCGCGCACCCTTGCCCTGCCCCATATAGGCATAAGCCAGGCGCTCGGCTTCGTTGTAGAGCGTGGAAAAGGTGCGTTCGCCGCCGACTTGACCGGCCAGGGTGTTGCGGAACTCGGCCATCCCTTCGTTCAGCGCTCTTTTCGCGTCGCTGGCTTCGGCACTGTCTAGGCCAGCCTTGAGCTCCGCCGTCTTCAGCGGAGCAATTCGGGCCAGCGTGGCGCTGGTTTGCGGATCGACACCGGAGCCAATCACCAGCGCGGCGCCTGGCAGCTTATCTTGCAGTTGCTTGTAGACGGTCGGCCAGTTGCGGCCCCACTGCTGCTGCAGTTGCTCGATGACCTGTGCGGCGTTGCTGCCGCCGTCCTCGGTGTTTTCGAAAGCAGCGGCGATGCTGGCCGCCTGGCGCGAGGTCAGCAGCTTTGGATCAGCCGCACCGAGGCGCTGCTGCTCAGCAATCATGGCTGTGGCATAGGCTTCGACCGCAGCCGGGTCACCGCTCGATGCATCCTCTGCAGCCTTCATTAGCAACGGGCTGCGCCCAATCACATAGGTGGCTGGGTCGTTCTGCAGCTCGTCGCCAAGACGTGAAGCCGAGTTGAGCAGCGCGCCGTAAAGCTTGGCATCGACTGCGAAACCATCCTCGGCCACGCCATCCTTTGCCGGCCGAAACTGTTCGACCAGCTGCATACGCTCATCGGGCGAGGCCAAAGCGACCTGACGAATAGCGGACCCGATCTGCTGGGTTTTCTCGAACTGCGCGTACCGCTCCGCGCCCTCTTGTGCGCCGTAGGAGGCGATGAAGTCAGAGGCCGACGGCGGGTTCTCGAAATCGAAGCCCGACAGATAGGCGGACTGAGCATCCGACACGCGGGTCGATAGCTCTGCCCGGGCGATGGCCTGAATCTGCTTAGCCTGAATCTCCCGCGTCTTGATCTCGCGCTCGATCAGCCGGCTGGCTTTGACCTGATCCTCTGCAGTCATCCCCTCCTGCGCCGTGGTGAAGTACGAGCGCGCAGCGTAGGGGTCTTCATCGACCATGCGTGAAATCACGGCGGTCGACATGGAGCTATTGGTCTGCAGCAGGTTGGCCTGGAGCATCTCAGGCGGCATGCCGTTGCGCTCGGCTTGGTTGACCAGTACCTGCTTTGCCGAGTTCTGGTAGTAGGCGATCTTTTCCGGGTTGTTGTAGTTGAGCGCCGCACCCTGCATGGCGGTTTCAAGCTGGCCGCGGTCAACATCGTCGTAGTAGCGCTGACGTTCGCCAAACTCGTACCGGTTCAGCTCGCGCGAGATCGATTCACGGCGCTGTGCGGCGATCTGGCCGAACATGGCGCGCTGATCTTCGGTAGACAGGCTCTCCGCGATTTTCGCCTGCGCCTGCTCGAACTGATCGAGCGTGCCATTGGTAACGTCGAGCGCGTTCTTGCCCTTGCGGGTATAGACGCCGCCCTCTGGATTGAACAGCGTATTGTGCTGCCAGTCGGTTAGCTGCTTGTCAGCTTCCAGAATGGCGGCACGGTTGGCGCTCTCGCGCTCCTTCTCAACGTGGCGGATGACGGCGTTCTCGGCCTGCTCAATACCGCGAGCAAGACCGGACGCATCAGGCCCGCGCATACTGAAGCCTTGGGCAGCGACGGGACGCGTGGCGACTTGACGCTGTGAATAATCAGGAATCCTAGCCATTACGCGCCCCCGCCTGCAGCGAACATAGCGCCTTTCTCTGCGCCGCCAAGAATGGAACCGATAGCCTCCATCTTGCCCTGATACTTGGCCAGCTTGCCTTGCTGCCGCTGATCCATCGCCTGCACGCGGTAGCCGTAGGCCTCGCGCGCAGCGTTGTTCATGATGGTCAATGCGTCCAGCTCTCCAAGCGCAGCTGCGTCGTTCTGGATCTGACCAGCCGTGCCGGTGTTCACGTCAATCCCATTCGCAGCAAACCCCGCGCGCTGAGCGCCGATAACTTGCTGAGTGGTCTTGCGCTGCTCATCAGCCGCGACGCCGCCACGCTGCATGGCATCCTCGGCTGCCTTCTTCGAGATGCCGGCGTTTACCTTCGCCACCTCGTCAAGGTACTTGCCCTGCTCGTAGCTGGCGTATGCGTTGAACAGGTTACTCACGCACATGATTTGCGCCTCATCCAGAATGGGTAGAACGGCATACCTAGCGGGCCGTAGGGCTCAGGCTCACCGAAGCTGAAGCCCAGCCAGGACAGCCAGCGGATGGCCGCCGTGTTGCGAATGTCAACGTAGTTGAGCAGGAGTGAATGCCTGCCCAGCATCTCGGCCACTTCAGGCTTGCAAACCTGCAAGAACGCTTTCGGAAACCGCTCGATGTGGCGCGTGCTGATCAGCCACGGGACGCCTATCTGCTCGTCATGCCTGGAATCGCCGAACACGGCCACAATCAGCCCGCCCACCACGATCTTCGAGGCCTTGCAGTGGTTACCCAAGGCTTCCGCCAGCGCGCCCTCTATGGGTGTTTGCAGGGCTTCAGCGATCTCATCCACATCGGCCTGGCGAACATCGGCAACGACACTCGCAACATCAGCGGCCGACAAGGGGAGCACTTCAGCTTTTGCCACTGACGGTAACCTCTGGGATCAATGCAAGGATGGTGAGCGGTAGCGGGTCAGGCTGCTGGATGTAGACTCGGCCAGACTCCTGCCATACCGATTCGATCTTTAGCTCGGTGATGCCGGTTGTGGCGGCGACAGGGGAGTCGTAAGTTTCGCGATACTCCGGCTTTGTCTCGTACAGCTTCGCGCCGCGCTTAGGGCCAGCCCAAAAGTTCCGCGATGCCTCCAGAAAGGCCGTAACCGTCGGAATGATCTTGCGCTTATCGAACTGGGTAGCGGATGACCTGTCAGCCCAGTCGATCTCTAGCGTTTCCATCTCGGCCACATAGGGCAGGCCAGCATGAACCACTGCCGATACATGCTGCAGGCTGATCGAGCCGCCCGACACGAGGCGCTGCGGATGCACATCGCCATCGGTAAGAATGGAAACCGTCTTGCCTTCCAGGTGACCGAGCCCGGAGAGGGTCGTGGCCATCAGTGCCCAGTCGCTCACAGCTACATCGCGCAGGCTTTCCGGGCATATCTCCAGCAGTTTGGCGGTAACCACCGTCGATGACGTGTAGGACGTGACCTCAACCCGTACCATCTCTGTGCCAGAGCGCAGCCGGTAGGTGCGGCCAACGCTGCCGGCAGTGAATGGCGTGTGACCGGTCGCCGTGACTGTTACCAGCTGCGGGAACTTCCAGTCTGTGCCGCCGCTGAGCTTCAGTGTTGCCGCAGCGTTTTTGTTCCTGCCGTCATAGGTCAGCCCGCAATCGACAAAGAACGCATCCTCCGCATCCTCGAAGTCACGGGTAGCCATGCGTTCGATGTAACGCTTCGTCGCGCCGTTGATGGTGCGGCGCACGAGCAGATAAAGCGCGTCCATCTGCCCCTCGGCAATGCTGCACACCGACTCGACAACGCCGTCCGTATGGTGCTGATGCCAGGCGAGCAACTGCTCTTCCGGAAGGAAGGTCATACCCAGCAGCGCGCCATCGTCACGAGCCGCCCACACAAGGCGGTCCGGGATCTGCTGATAAGTCCAGTCGATCAGGGTGTGCCCGCGGAAGAAGTGCGGCGAGAACTTGGTCAGATCATCGCCTGCAAAGCCGTCAGCCTCGAAGGTGTAGGCCAGCGAGGAGACTGCGTTGTTGCGCTGCTGCACGTAGATGGCCGAGTCATTGATCACGATCGGCGGAATCTTCGACACACCGTTGTAGCTCTGAATCTCAGCCTTGACGGTCTTCGGCGTGATGCCGTTTTCGCCGCCAGTGACAACCCACTCGCCGCCAGACGTAAGGCCCAGCAACTGGCGCAGCGGCAGAATGTGGCGGAACCTGTGAACCTGGCGCGATGCAATAGTGAAGGTGATCGAGTCGTCATCCTTCACCGGCGTTGCATAGCCGAAGTTCCGGAAGCTACCGGTCTTGCTCATCCAGACGGTCTGGGGTGCGAGGTCGCTACCTGCGAAGCACAGGCGCTGCTGGTAGTAGCCGACGGCGCCAGGGTAGTTTCCAGTGCCCACAAAAGGGTTATTGCCAGTCGGCGGCGTGTCAGTCTTGACCGGCGCAATGTTTACATCACTGAAGGTCAGGCCGTCGGCCTTTCCGATGAACCCGAAGATTCCCGAACTGTTGCTGTCTTTGTAAACGTTGTAGTAATCAGCAGACGCCGCAGCCGACCAGCTTAGAATGGCCCCCGCTCTGTCGTCGAAGCTGGCCACAGTCACAGACGCAGACGGCAGGCTTTCCTCTGGCACCTCGGAATCAGCCACAGCAGTGACCACGTAGCGATAGGTCGTAGTCACTCCCGACCCACCACGGGGCTCTCCGGTCAATCCTGTAGGGGCGTTGATGCTCGGAACGAAGCTGATTTCAGCCAGCGTCCAGTTATCGTGTCCCAGACGAGACAACTGCCGCGTGCGTGCGACGGATGCACGATGGTCATCACGTCCGCCGACTGGGTGTAGTTCAGCTCAAACAGCTGCGCAGCGGTGAACGGAGTGGATATTTCGTAGGGCACACCGGGGCTAGCCTCGACTACACCACCGTCCTTGTAGACGCGCATGTAGAGGTTGCCGAACTCGAGGACGTAGGTCTGCTCATCGTTGAACTGAAACGGGATCAGGCGGGCCACGCCGCTGCTCTTAGTTTCGTTGATGAACACGGTGCCCGGGCGATTCTTCACGCCACCATAGGGCATGACGAAGAAGTTCGAACACAGGCGCAGGCCGGTCTGGTAACGGGCCAGGTCAACGCGCGCATAGAGCGACGGCGCCAGTTCACCGGCCGCGAATGACGGCTGAATCATGCTTGTGCCCATCAGTTTCTCGCCTGTATGAACTCGGATTCAGGAAACGGCCCCTCCTCGCTTTCTTCGAAGGCAAGGGCTTTGGCCTGATCGATGGTGATCAGGTAGTTCTGCATGGCTGCGTTGTAGTTCTCTGGCCTAGCCTGCAGCCCCATGGCCAACTCGGCAGCGAGGCGCCACGCCAGCGCACTGGTGAACAGCGGCGAAAAGTACGTGGTGTCCTCGACCTTCAGCGTGTAAACCAGCTCGGCCTGCTCCTGGTCGGTGACGATTGCGCGCCCGCCAGTGGCATTGATGACCTTGAACTGCACGCGCTGCTCGACACGTGGCTGTCGCATCCCAGGCGTGGTGATGTGCCGGATTTGTAGGCAGTCGGTCGGGTAGCGATACCGATAGGCCCAGTTCTGCGGCGGCGTCCCAATGTCAGCCAGCGAGACGCGCGCCTCGGCAAACGGCCAGGGGAAGTCTTGCAGCACCTGGTCACGGCACTGCTCATAGTGGAGCGCGCACAGCTCGGCCGCCTTGCTCTGCTCGTCTATCGAGTCGATGAACTGGTTCTGCCCGATGCGGGTGAGCGCCATGTTGCAGATTTGGACGACACTGGCCATGCGATCTCCGGGCAATAAAAAACCCGGCGCGGTGGCCGGGCTAATCGAATCTGTTGTGATGCTGCTATTTGCTCTGACTGCTAATGCCCAGAACCATGTCATCAGCCATGTCGGACCGGCTTTTCTCAGCGGCAATCTCAGCTTGCACAAGCCTGAAGCAAGGCTTGCATAGGTTTCCTATCACGTGCGGCATGTGGAATGCCTGCCTGCACCTTTGGCAAATAATCTGAACGCTCATATCAACCACCTCTAGCTGATGACCTCAGGAATGGTGCGGCAGGCGCTGAGGTAAGCGCTTTTCGGGAGCTACCCTAGCCGCATATCCATGTTACTACTTACGCGTCCGGAAGGTTGTCTTCCGGCTTTTCTTCAGGCTTGGCGGCCGGCTTTTGGCCGGGCTTTGCCTTTTCCTGCTTGGCTTCGGCCTTCACTTCTTCAAGGTGACTGCCGGGGCTGTCGATTTCGAGCGACACAACATCGCCGGGCTCGCACAGACGCCCGTTGATGAAGGAGCGCTCAAGCACCTTGTAGTGCTTAGCCATTGGTCTGCACCCCAGCCACGATGCCAGCGGTGACCTTGCCAGCGGTCGGCACGCCTACGCCGTTGACGGTGTAGTTCAGGCGAATGTAGCGTTCGCACCCTTGCGGCAGGGTGATGACTGGCAGTTGATAGCCGGCTTTCAGATCGGCCAGCAGGACAGTGACGGTTGCCAGTGTCTTAGGTGAGCCAAACGCTGAATCGCCGTCGGTCTGGATGGCAATACTCAGGCTGTCGAGCGCATTGAAGGTTTCGGTGACTTGGACGGCCAGTGGGACACTGCCGTCCTTGCCTACGTCCTTAGTGCTACCCGTGTCGATCACGTCGGTGGAGGCAGCGGTCGCGGTGATGGCCTGCTGATTGGACATCAGAAGTTTTGCGTCAAAAAGCATGATGAGTCTCCTTAAACCACGCGGGCTTCGGTATTGAGGATGGCGTCTACACGCTTGATCGGCATACCCAGGAATTCAGGGATCTTGCGGCCGGCGTACTCGCCGAGCGTCAGGTTGACGTTCTTGGCGTTGGCAGCCTGTTTGTGCAGGAAGGTCTGGATGGTGCGGTTGCAGTAGATGACCGTGCGGCCTTCACCCTGCATCGGATTCTCGATGCGGTAGAACGCCTCAATCATCAGCTCGATCAGGTCAGCACCGGTTGCACCGTCCTTGGTCAGAGCGGTCACGTCGATGTTGGCAACACGAGCGTTTGCACGCCAGTCACGCACGGACATCCCGATATCCCACTTGAAGTGGTCGCGGTACGCCTGGAACTCGCCGCCAGTGGCATCCTTGACGGTGTCTTCGCCCAGGTTGCGGTGCTGGAAGCCGGCCACACTGCCCTTCGGATAGAGCAGATGAGTGGTCATCTCGCCCCAGGTCACGAACCAGATGGACGTGTTGGTCGAGCCAGTGCCGCCAGCGTCAACGATGTTGGCACCGGACTCGGCAGACAGGTCGTTGTAGCGAGGGGCCAAGCCGAGGAACGCTTCTGGCTCGGAATCGGTGTTGCCGTAGATCATGTAGCGCGCGGCTTTGTTGTTGAAGCCCTGCAGCTTGGCGATGTTCTCCGACACGCGGAAGGCATCGGAGTTGCCGCTCAGGTCAGCCAGCGCCTTATCGACGAGGCCGTAGTCTTCCATCATGCCAGTGGTGTCGAGCACCGGAACAGTGGTGGACTTGGAAGGCTGGACGCCCTTGTTGAACATGCGCCAGGTTGGCTCAGGGATACCGGAGCGCATGGTGGTTTTGTGCTTGCTGCCGTCGTTGCACTCCTGATACTCGGCGTCCATCAGAACATCGTTCTGCTTGGCCATGAGTTCAACGATTTTGGCGATCTTGCCGTCTTTCTCCGACCGGCTGAACTTATCCAGCAGAGTCGGCATGGTGGAAGTCAAAATACCCATTGTGGGTTCTCCTTACTGATCTCGGTTTTGCCTTACTTGAAGGCGTCGACAATGCTCATTTCGCGAGCGGATTGGGTGCCGCCCATTACCAGGCCATCCTCGGAGAGGGCCTTGCCGATGGCATGACAGAACTTAACCATCAGGGGGTGATTCCCCATTCCGGTTTCGCTCAGTAGGTCGCGCAGCTCAGGGGTGCCGTATTTCTCTACGGCCTTGATGGCGGTTTCGACGGTCTTGTCGAAGTTGGCGCCTCCAAGTTCGGGATCAGCCTTGACCTGATCCGCCCATTGCTGCTTCTGCGCGGCCTGCGCCTGCTCTGCTGCAGCGGAACGCTTGGTCTCCAGCGATGCCTGCAAGTCGATGAGCTTCTGTGCCGCCTCTTGAGGAATGCCAAGTTCTTTGGCGATCCCCTTGAAGTTGGTTAGCACTTCGGCATCCATCTCCATGCCGTCTGGCACAGCGAAGTCCGTGTATTCAACTGCCGGAGCCGGCTGGCCGGGCGCCTCTGCGGGTGCTTCTGCTTGAGCTTCCGGCGCTGCCGGGGCTTGCTCGGTCACAGGTGCAGCTGCAGGGGCTCCGGACTGAACGTCTGCCGCGGCGCTGGTGGGAGTTTCCGGAGCGCTTGCTTGAGTCGAGTCAGTCATTGGTTTCCTCTGTTTGCTCCAGTTGGAGCTCTCGGTTGCGCGCTGCCTCGTTGGCCTCGTTCATCATCACGACGTAGAGGTCGGGGCAGAGCTGGTTGATCTTTTCCAGGTACTGGTAGCCGATCTGCTTCTTGCCCTCAGCCAGCGTCATCAGCCCGCCATGGGTGTTGAAGCTGGTGGAGAACACGTTGCACCGGCCAAGCAAGTCCCACACGAAGCGGCGCCCGGACTGCTGGCCCATCAGCCAGAGGAAGTCATCGTCGGCCTGTTTCGAGGCTAACTGATCCAGTACCGCGGCCTTGTCGGCGGCGGCTTTGTTGGCTGCGTTGGTCATTGGCCTACCAGTGCGGTGAGTGCGTTATCGCCAGATACGTCGGTTTCGGAGAGGAGCTTGGCGCCTTGGATGCCTGCGCTCATCTGCTCCATGGCGGCCTGTTGCTGCTGGGCCTGCGCGCGGGACTGGCGAAGCTGTGCAACGTCCTGATCCGAGCGGATGATTGTCGGCGGCACACCCAGCATTGCGGTGTACTCGTCAACGGCCTGATCGAAGTCGATCTTGTCGATGATGTCCGGCTGAATGCCTGCGAGGTTTCCGGCAAAGCTGATGGCGCGCTCGATACCAGACACGCCAAGGGCCTTCTGCGCCTGCGCCAGGATCGACACGTACTCGACGTTCAAGTCCATGCCGGCCAGTTCCTTCGGTGGAGGCGGCAGCATCGGATTACCTGGAAGCAAACCAGCCCAGCGCGGCGCAGACTGCTCCATCATCAGGTTGAACACGCGGTCGATCAGCGGATCGAGCAGCTCGTCGTTCATGCGCTCGAGCACAGGGCCGAGCATCAGCATCTTCTCTTCCTTGCGCGCGGCGATCTCGGTCGCCGTCCGCACGTCATCCATCGAACTGATCATCAGGAACAGGTCGACGAAGAAGGCTGAGTTGATCCGCTCCTCGTGCGCCATGATCTCGGCACGCAATGCGCCGTACCATGAGGCGTCGATCTGGTACAGAGGCGCGAAGCCCTGCCCCACGGCGTTCTGATCGATGTAGGTGATGTCGCCAGGCAGGATCGACGCACGCTGACCACGCAGCGAGCCAGGCGCACCCATGGGTGGGTTGACGCCCTTCTCAAGCATCTGCGCCTTGCGCTTCTCCATCAGCTGCAGCGCCTTGGTGTCACCCAAGGCAACCGAGCCAGGACCGGAGCCGTAGACGTTCTCCCCGTTCACATCCCAGCGAGGGACCATGATCGGCGATGACTTGAAGCCCGACTCGCGAAGCATCTTGTCTTGGTCGCCGCCCTTCTCCCAGTAGACGGAGCGGATCGGCATATTGCGGCTGTCATCGCGCGTAACGATGCGGCTGTCGTTCGGCTCGACCGCATGGCACACATCAACCCAGGCATCCGGGTTTGTCGTGAGCAGCGTCTGCACGGTGGAACTGAGCGCAGCCTTGCCAAACTGCTGCTCCATCTGCCGCGCGGTCATCTTGAACTCGCGGTACAGCGTGTCGACTTGCTGCCTGGCACTCGTTGCGGCCATGTAGCTGCCGGCCGTGAAGTTATAGAACCGGATGAACTCGTCATCGTCAGGCATGCAAGCAATGGCGCCGATACCGAACGCGCCCTGTTCTGCGTACAAAGTGGGCAGTACGTTGTAGAGGTTGGAGCGCGCGAACACGTCCTGCATCGACAGCTCGGCCTGGTGCAGCCATGACTTGACCGGACCAAACTCCATCAGCGCAGCGTCAGGCGTGGCCAGCTTGAACCACGGCCGCGAGGGGCTGGTCATGCCGCTGAACATGCCAGAGGCGAGCACTTTGAGCGCGCTACGGCCTGTCGAGTTGATGATCAACTGATCGCGGCGCTTGCCTTCATTCACATCCGAGGTATTCCACCGCCCCATGTCCGGGGCAATGTGGTCGCTGATGTCGCGCCACAGTGGCAGCCAGCCCTTGTCGCGCTCGTTCTTGAGCTGGGACAGCCGGCGGTCCAGCTGTTGACGCATAGAATCAGCCATTTACGCCCCCAGCAGTGTTTTCTGCCCAGTCTGCGCGGCGGTATTGAGGCCGCTTGCGCCAGTAAGAATTGTGCTACCTGCCCCTGCCGCAGCAGCCCTGCGCTTGCGTTCATCCTCGCGGGCCTGGGTCACGCCCGGGTCGACTTCGGTTGGCGCATCAAGGGGCGCGTCAGGCTTTGGCGGGGTCGGCGGCTTTGGGGTGTCCATGTCCACGAGGCCCAGCGTTGCAACCTTGACAACCTTTTTCAGTGAGCTGCCGCACATGTGTCTACCTCGCAAATGGGTCGTACTCACTCAGCAGCGCGCTGCCTTGCTCGTGAGTGTGTTGAGATTTCTGAACGGGGAATGTGAAGGTCAGGGCCAAAGCGTCGGCGTCATCAGGGCTGATGCCGAGGCGCTTCTTGATCTCTGATTTCTTCTCCAAGGCGATCTGGTCGCGCTGGTTGTGCGTGTACTCCGGCGAGGTCAGTTCGGCCTCAAGGTCTGGGTCTTGCTCAATGGCAAGGCCAGCACGCAGCGCCTCACGCAACATCCACCAGATGTACGTCCGCATGTTCGCGTAGTGGTTATCGGGGGCGGCGCTGGCAAAGTTCACATCGATGATGACGATGCCAGGCATCAGCCTGCGCAGCTGGTCAGCCACCGGCCCGCCTACGCCCGTCGAGTCGACGAATACAGCGTCTGGGCGATGCTCCTGCACGACCGTGCACACCTTGGCGATGAATATGGTGGTGTCGCGCGTCTCACTGCCTGGGATGCGAATCGGCTTGATCGATCGAGCATCAAGGCCGCGCCGGAAACGAATAACGTTGTTGTCAGCGCCACCCCGGGCAATGTCGATCCCGCACACCAGCGCATCAGACAGGCCGAATACAGCCTCGCGCCGCATGGCCTCAGCCACCCAGTCAGTCGGTATCAGCTGCAAGTCGGACGCCCTCGGGAACATGCCGCGGACACGGACGCGGAAGAAGTCAGAGTCTTCGCCGTAGTCATCCGCCCACTTGGCGATCTGCTGCTTGTTCGTGCCGTCCACGGTGCGCGAGTCAACCTGCTTGGTGACCCAGCGGTGCTTGTAGCGCGTAAAGCACTCACGGAAGCGGCCGGTGTTACGCGTCGGGTTACCGAAGGCCAACCATATGATCTCGGTGTCTTCGTCCGTCAGCGCGCCCTCTGCGACCTCCCACACCTTGTCGGCGATGTTCGAGGCTTCATCGAAGATCAGAACGATTCGCTTGCCCTTGTTGTGCAGGCCGGCGAACGCTTCAGTGTTGTGCTCGCTCCATGGCACCGCGTCAGCCTTCCAGCTGTCGGTGTGCTCAGGGTCAACCGAGGCAACCTTCGTCGCCGTGACGTTGAACCAGTGCTTATTGATCGCCAGGCGGAACCATTTGCCAATCTCCGGCCAGGTCTTCGTCCGCAGCTGGTTCTCAGTGTTGGCCGTGACGACGACCTTGCAATCTTCACAGGTGGACATGGCCCAATTCAGGATCATGCCCATCTCGGCGGACTTGCCGATACCGTGACCAGACGCCACCGAGATCATCAGCGGCTGAAAGCGCGTCTCTGGATTGCTGAGGTGGGCGCCAATGACGCCCATCGTCTCCCACTGCCAGTCGCGAGGACGCTCAACGCCAGCAAGCTCACCCTCATCCCAGGGGAACGCGTACATCGCGAAGCCCTGCGGGTCATGGGTGAAGCTGGCAATGTCATCGATCAACTGAAGCTCAAGGTCATTCCTGCTTTGTCCTTTCACGAGCTTTAGCCATCCTATCTGCGAGCGTGCCCACTACGTCATGCACAACCTCTTGACGGTCGCGCCACTCATCCGACTTGCGGTTCTTCAGCCAGAAGATCGCGGCGGTTGTGTCTGGCGGGTAATGCTTGATCAGCGGCGTCTCAACGATCGCGCCGTCAATGACCCGGATATCAGTGTCTGGATGGCTGTAGCCCATTGCTCGCTGGTACAGGGCATTGGTGACTCGCTCGTCTGCCACTTCCTTGCCTAGCTTTAAGGACTCCGAAAACTCCGGGTGCTGAATCTTCCAGAGGTTGAGCGTACTGATCGCCACCTCGAAGAAATCGGCCAATTCCTGATCGGTGGCGCCCAGCTTGCACAGCTTTCTCGCCTGCTCGGCAAAATCAGCCTTGTACTTGCTTGGACGTGCCATGAATGGGCTTCCTATGTTGTTTGCGCCAATACACCCACACCTCTTTCCCGATCATCACAGCGACAAAGGCTGCTAGGCATATCAGGATCAGGATGGCGTGGAGGCGTTTCATGCGCTCGCCTTCTTCTCTCCCCAGCGGATAGCCAGGTCGCGAAGCTTCTCGGTGCCGAGGAAACCTACTGATCCACCAACGAACGTGGCCATGTTTTGCGGAAGTCCGAAGTATTCAAGCAGCGGCACAAGGGTCAGCGTGGCGAATCCACACAGCAGGCCTTCGAGCAGCATCTGGCGCCGCGTGCCACCTCCATACACCACTCGCAGTACAGCGATAGTCACGGACAGGCCGAACGCATACAGGCTAGGGGCAATTGTCTGCAGCCATGCGAGAGCCGCAGCCCACGTTTCAGGACGGTCGGGCATCTTCATATCTCGGTTATCCCGCATGGGGCAGTTGGTGTTTGGTCCGGCCTCACATGCGCGTGCGATCCGCCTATGAGCAAGGAGGCAGGCATGGGGCCGGAATAGGGTCGGGCTTAGCCCTGTTCGTGCAGGCGCTGGCGAAGCAAGTAGCCTTCCAGCAGCCAAATCTTGTTGCGGGCATTGTCGCGGGCGATCTTCCGGCCGATCTCGGCGTTGAAGTTCTCCGGCGAGGCACATGCACTCTCACCTGTCACGGTGAAGCCGTTCTTGAGGACCAGAACGCAGAAAGTTAACTGCCGAAGAGGATGGCTGGCGGGAACTGGTGGCTGGAACTCATCAGCCGCAATGCCTTCTCCGGCATTGACGTACCACTCACTGGCAATAACTGAATCAATCAGGTCAGGCGTAAGTCGTGGCGCATTCAGGCCCTTGGCTTGGATCTCTTGCTCGAGTGCTGCTTCATTGGTCGGCATCGCGTCTTCCTCTAGTGGGTGCGATAACAAAAAGCCCCGCACTAGGCGAGGCTTGTAGGGTTGCACTGCATTGCACGTTAGGCCGCGTAAGCTGCCGTGGCGCTGCACTCTATTGCGCGATGCGGTGCGAATTGGTGGGCGCAGGATGGCGAGGCCTTCATCAGCCAGGTTCCGCCCGAAACGAAAAAGCCCCGACCGAAGTCAGGGCTCTTGGATTGGTGCCCTAGCCAGTTGGCGCGCAGGTCATGCCGGCGCTGGGCGGTCGTAGGGCTGTCTCGGCCATCTCAACGCGTGAAAAGTCCAAGATAGGCATATCTTCTATCACTTTATTACTCTAGTCAAGAGCTTCTTCGAGTTCGTATCGATGCACGCCATGATTCGTGAACTCTCCGTGCAAAGCCTCCCGAGCGGCCTTGATCTCCCGCTCTGCGTCCTCAAGGTTTTTGAAGGCCTTGCGAAACAGGTACTGCTCCCTGTTCTTTATCACCGCAACCCAACGCTTCCTTTGATTGTCCCAATGGACGCCCTTCACTCCGCTGGTGTTGAGTGCGTTGCGCTTCATATTCATTGAGTTCTGCTCCTGCGACACTTCGCGCAGGTTGCTCAGCAGGTTGTTTGAGCGGTCACCATCTATGTGGTCGATCTGCCCTGCAGGCATGTAGCCGTGATGCCAGAGCCAGACGAGATGGTGTGCGGTGTAGTGCTCGTAATCGATGCCGATCGTAATGTAGCCACGCCCACGATTCACGACGCCGGCAGTTTTGCCGTATGTCCTCGGATTGGACTTGTCCCGCCAGGTGAAAACGCCAACGTGCTTGTTGTAGTGCAGCACTTCTTTCAGTCGCTCTTGAGTGAGCATATCGAACGTCTCCTATTCGATGCGTCTCATGTGAGGACGTGGCAGGGAGTGAGACAACTCCTTTTCGGCCGCTAAGCCTAGCCACGCACGATGATTATACCTTATGCAGCGCAGCGGATCAGGCCTTCGCGGTCGAGTATTTCTTGCGCGTGAATCAGCGCTTCGTTGACCTGGTCCTCTAGGCTGCGCCGGATCGCAGACCGCCAACGGTAAAGCGTTGAGTCAGGCTTGCCGCCATCATCCCAAGAGTTAATGTCGTACCATGCGGCCGGCAATACGCTCGTGCTGCGCTTCCCTTCCACGCCCGGAAGCTTGGGGAATGCCCATGTGGCTACGGCGCACTGTACGAAGCGCTCCGGGGCTGGCGACTTGATTGAGCCGGCCAGCGCCATCATCGCGTCGTGCTTGCGCTCCAGATGGGTGCTGTACTTGGCCACGAGAGCCAGCCACAGACCGACTGGCAAAGCCTTGTGCAGGCGGCCATGTACCCAGCAGTCCGTGAGAAACGCCTCCTCCTTGCCGCAGATCGCCCCAGGGACTCGAGCGGCCTGCACCTTCGGCTGAAAGTCACACCCTCCCGCGCTATTGATCGTCTCCGCAGCCAGAGCCCGGACTACTGCTGATACAACTGATGGGTAGGTCATGCTGCTGCTCCCCGTGCTGCTGCCGCATCGCGGCGAAAGAAGGTACCGCCGACGCAGTGAATCAGCGTCCGCTTGCCGTTGGCGTAGGTGATGTCGTGGGTTGCCGTCCAGCCGCTGAGCGATCCGGCGTTGTAGCCCATGTTCATCAGCGAACTAGTGCCGACCGAATGGGCGCCATCAATGATCCGGCCGCCGTGGCCGTGTCCGTGCGTGACCTTGGCGCCGACCGTTGCGAATGCCTGCGTGCTACCGCGTGCGCCGTTTGGCCCTTTGTCGCCGTGGTTGCTGAAGTCGATGCCGAAGCGCATGAACGACTCATCGGGCTTCAGCCACTTCACCCGGTCGGCAGCACTCATCAGCTTGTCCATCCAATACTTGAACGGATCGCAGTAGGAGCCATCCACGATGGCGCGGAGCATCACAGCCTTGGTTTCGTGGAATACCAGTGTGTTCTCTATATCCAGGGCGTTCTCAGACTTCTCTAGCCACTGCCGGAAGTGATCGTGATGGTTCGAGTTCACCATGATCGTCTGGTCGGCGAAGGTAGCTAGGTCATCGACGTGGCGCGCAGTCTTCTTCAGCTCATGCAGGACGCTAGATGTGCCGTCGATGTGCCGCTTGAACTTCTCGAAGAACTTGTTGTGATGGCTGGCCGAGCCGAAGTTCAGCACGTCATGCAGGACCAGATGTTTCGGCTGCACTATGCCGGCAAGCGCTCTGGTTGCCTCTGTGACGACCGGGTCGGCCATCTCGGCATGAATGTCGCCCATCGTCAGCACTTCAGCGCGCGGCGCCTTTTCAGGCCCTTTCACGGTGTACTTCGTGTCGAGGTCGATAAAGCTGCCGTCTTTCATCGGGCAGATGTGGCGGAGGTGGTTGTGCGCCCCGTCCACTTCGACCACTACAGCGCCGAGCGTATGGTGGAACTCGCCCTTCTTGCCTGCATTGGTGTCGCTGTAGTTCTCGACTGTGCAGGCGCCCGTGGTCATGACCAGCTTCGCATGGTCGCCCAGGCGCGTCGCGACAGACTCCAATGCGATCTTGGTGTGCCCAAGAATTGCCCAGTCGCGGCCAGAGACGGTCAACCAGCCTTGCAGCGGCTTCACGGCAGTCGGCTGGATCTTGATATCAGCCAGAACAACCAGTCCCTTCGCCAGCTTCGTGCGCTCATGGGTGATGTATGGCATCAGGCGTGCATCCCACCAGTCGTCGTCCGCTACTTCATCCCGGCGAGTTGGGTTCTTGTAGCGCATGGGTATCACGATCAGCCGGGCGCCACGCAGGGAGCAATACAGCTGCAGGGCCTTGAGAAACCCGGCGTGCGCCTTGGTGGCGTTCACTGCAGCCGTGATGACGTAGGTCTCAGCCTTCCCTTCCAGTTCCGGCATATCGATGCCGCGCGTCTCGTTGTAGATGTGCCCGCATCCTGTGCAGCACAGGCGGCGATTAGTGCCGCGGTATGAGTGAAGTCTGCTGCCTGTGTTCAGGCACTTCGGACATGCGAGCATTAAGCGACCTCCCCCGAGGTGTACTTCATGATGCGAACGCGTACGGCGCCGCCTGATACTGTTTCGTCACTTACGCTGAGCTGAGTCACGAACCGGTTGTCATCGATGCCCAGCGCGTCTGCCAGGCCGTCACGGCCAGCCTTGAACGCGGCCAGCATGTTGTCGTCGTCCCGCTTGCGCCGGTCGGGCGGCAGGAACTCGATTGCCAGCAGTGCGCGTCCTTCCGGCATTACCAGCCCGGCTGCCTTGCAAAGCAGGTGGCAGTCGGCGCGGTACTTCTTGGCGATCGGCGCCTTGGCTCGCCAGTGCTTGCGCGAGTTCGGGCTGAGTTCCTTCGGCGGCCAGGGCAGCAGGACTTCTGTCATCTACTCCCCCTCGCCTTCAGCGCTTCCACAACGGCAGGACGCGCACTCTCCGGAACAGCCGCCAGCAGCACGTTGCCCTGCCTCTGCCTCTCCGGCCCCTTGAGGTCGCGCACCTTCCACCGGATCAGGCAGGCCTGCTTGTCCGCGTTGATCAGCGCCCGAGCATCGGCAGTCAATTCCGCCAAGTTCAATCCAGCAGGAGCCGCAGAGCTGGTCATGCATGCTCGGCCTCGACTTTCGGGCAATCGCACAGGGTGCAAATCTGGACTTTCAAGTGCTGCCCTTTCGAGCCAAGCTGGAATAGGTGCGAATCCCTAAACACGTGCTCGCACTCCGGCGCGAAGTTCATGTGCTTCTCTGTCTCGAACGACACGTCCACGCCGGCAACGGTGCGCGGGTCGTTGAAGCCCTTCTCGGCATCGGTGCGGCAGTCGATGGTGTTCTGCTGGCCAAATTGCGCTTCTTGCACATTGCCCAGGTGCGCGAGCAGCCGCTCCAGGTACCAGCGAGCCTTCTTCACGTCCTCGATGCCGTTCTTGGCCTCGTAGCGCCACAGGTACTTGATGATGTTCGCGGTACAGGCCGCTTCGATTCCGCGCTTATCCACGGTGGCCGCTTCGATGGCGTCGATGCACTCAACCGCGCCGCGGGTGTAGTGGGTTGGGTTGATTTCGTCAGTCATTGCGGCTTCCTTGTGGCTCTGTTGTTTGCGATCAGGGGTATCTGGCCTGGCTTTAGCGGCCATGGGTGTTCCTTGCGGCAGTCGTGGCAGTACAGGGTCTGCCGGCTGCTGAAGGCCGTTGTCTTGTGGGTGGCGTCTACTGGGCAGGTCTTCATGCGGCCCCCTTCACAGTCAGCAGCCCATCGCGGAGCCAGATCAGTTGTGTTTCGGCCAGGGCGCGCAGCATGTCGCCCTCGGTGATTTCGCCCTTACGGCGCCCGTCTAGGACGGAATGGCAGTGGTCGCAGGCGAAGCAGGCAATCTGGTCCGGGCCCTTCATGCCCATCCCCTTTTGGCCGCACGGCAGATGGGCGAGAACGACTGTGCCGTCATCGAATCCACAGCCAGGCAGGCGAAGGGTGCAGGACTGGCCGCGAGCCGAATCGCGCAGTTTTTTGCTGACTATTCGGCTCATGCCACCCTCCTCTCGCCATAGATGGCGTACATCAGGTCTTCCGGGTGCGGCAGCAGCAGGCCCAGGTGCTGGGCGCAGTACGCATCCAGCAGCTCGAGGTATTCCGACATCTGAGCGATGGTGAAGCCGCGAGTCTTGGCCCGTCCTACGCGGTAACGGGTGCCGTCTGGCAGCTCTACCGGATGAACCTCTGCCGGGCAGAGCTTGCTGACGAAGATTTCGTGCCACTCTTCGGCGCTAGCTATCTGGCCGTACGATTCGCGCAGGTGCTGCTGGATCGCGCTGTTCCACTGCCAGAGCAAACGGTTTTGAGCATCGGAGCGCTTGCTGCGGATCTCGGTGATTGCCACCTTGCGGGGCTTGGAGAGGTCCAGGCCCTGCAGGAAGCCAATGAGGCGATGGCGGTCGATGTCGGAGCGGAGCATGAGGTCAGCCATGGCGGCGGCCCTCGCGCAGACCCTGGCACTCAACGCAGCACACCGCCCACGGAGCGGCAAGGCGGCGGGGCTTGGGTATCTCCTCGCCGCACTCCTCGCATTCCTCAGCGCCCTGCCCATGCAGCCTGGCCTGTACCAGCGCCACGCCACCGATGCGGTCTGCCTCCTCTAGGCCAGTAGCGCGGTCTGTTACATCGGGGGCTGTGCGGGCCTGCTCGAAGGCTTCTGTCATCTCCATGTAGTCGGTCATGCGGCGCCCTCCTCGAGCAGTTCCCGTGCGCGCATGACCGCCCAGTTGTCTCCGGACGTTCTGCTGATTTCCGAAAGAAACCCGCGGAGCCGCTCGATCTCCTCAATCAACTTGATAACGACGGCGGGATTGGCTTCAGCGATGAACTTTGCCATCTGCTTCATCTGCAGATGCATGCGTGGGTCGCTGGCGGCAAGGTTCAGGTTGGAATACAGCTCAGCGATAGGCCCGCAAAACGCGCCGTCATCACCGGCATAACGGATCTTCGGATGCCAGATGTTTGGCTCGTCTGCATCGGTAACCCATGGCGCCGGGAGTCCGCTTGCTAGCTGCTTCAATTCGTCGTACTTGCTCATTTCCCCGCCCCAAATGCCTTAACAGTTCCGTTCCAGCAGATTGCTATCCGACGAGAGTTCATGCGGCAGCCCTCCGGCGATCAGCGAGCTTGGCGCGGACCCTGGCAAGTAGGTTGCGAATGCGCATACGGTTCATGGCCGTCTCCTGCTGGGGTTCCATTTGCTCGAGACGGGCTTCGAGAAGTTCGTTTATGTGCTTCATGGGCGGCTCCCGTAGCGGCCAGCCAGAGAGGCGACTTTCGAGGGCTTGGCGGGGCGGTCTTCCGGCTCTTCCCATCCGGCTGCCAGGTTGTCGAAGCGGTTTATCTCGCCGCGGAAGGATGCGCGGACGGTGCCGGTTTCAATGTCGCGGCCCTTCCCGACGATGATTTCGGCGACGCCCCGGTACTCGCTGTGTTCGTTGTAAACCTCGTCGCGATAGACGAAGAGGATCACGTCAGCGTCTTGCTCAATGGCGCCGGACTCACGGAGGTCGGCAGGGATCGGGCGCTTGTTCGGGCGCTCTTCGCACTTACGGGAGAGCTGGGAAAGCATCACGACGGGAATCTTCAATTCACGAGCAAGCAGCTTGGCGCCGCGGCTCATTGCGCTTACCTCCTCTGTGCGGTTGCCGCTTCCGCCGTTGCCGTCCAGCAGTTGCAGGTAATCGATGACGATCAGATCAAGGCCGCGGCGCATCTTGTGCTTGCGCGCAATGGCGCGGATGCGATTCATGGTCAGGCCGGCGCGGTCAGCGATAGCCAGACGAGCACGCTTGATCGAAGCGCCTGCAGACATCATCTGCGCGCCGTGGTCGAAGGCGGCTGTGCCATTTTTTATCAGCTTGAGCGGAACCTTGCCCTCCGCTGCTGTCATGCGGTCGATCAGTTGGCCCTTGCTCATCTCCAGGCTGAAGACCAGAACCGACTTGCCTTGGCGGATCGCGGCGGAAGCGGCAAAGCCCATCGCGAGAGTGGTTTTGCCCATCGCAGGGCGGCCGGCAACGATGATCAGCTGTTCGGGCTGCAGGCCTCCGGTGATCTCATCCAGGTCGGCAAGGCCAGTGGACAGCCCGATCAATGTCTCGCCGCGGGTATGGCGATCCTGGCGCTCCTGCCAGACCTCAACCTGCTCGTTGAGAATGTCGGCAGCCATGACCACTTCGTCATCACCGACACCGGACTGGATTGCCATCGCCTCGGCTTGAGCGGCAGCAACCTTGTCGGCCACATCCTGATCGCTGCAGGCAATCTCGTGGATTCGCTCGCCGCAGGTCATTAGGGCTCGCTCAGTGGCGCGGTCTGCGACGATACGGGCATAGGTCGCAGCGTTTGCGACGCTCGGGGTGTTCTTGTGCAGGGTGGCCGTATAGCCAAGGGCGAAGTCGCCGCTCTGCAGGGTGCCGATGTGCTCGGCGACGGTCATGTAATCGACGCCCTGGCCCTTGCCGTGCATCTCAAGGATTGCGCGAAACACTTCTTCGTTGTCGGCGAAGTAGAAATCGCTCGGGGTCAGGCCGTCGGCCAGAGTGTCGATCAGCTCGGGGCGGATCATCATCGCGCCCAGGACGCCCTGCTCGGCTTCGAGGCTGTAGGGATCATGCATGGTAGTTACCCTCTACGACCTTGACGAAGTTGGCGGAGCAGATCAGCCAGTCAAACGAGGCGCGGAATGGCTTGCCGCCGTTCTTGCCAGGGGCGCGGCCCATCAGGAAATCGGAGGAACTCACCGTCTCGAAGTAGTCACGCCAGAAATCAAGCGATTGGTGAACAGGGCTGTCAGTCCAGCGGCTCTTCAGCTTCGCTTTGCGGTCGCTGTTCAGGATCACTACTGCCGGCAGGGTCGGAGTCAGGATCTCGTTGAACAGGTCAGCGATGGCTTGAGCCGGGCAGCTGGGAGAAACCTTTGCGGCTGGCGTGGCTGGAACTGGCGCAGCCTGTTCCGTTACCGGTTCATTGATAGGTTCAAATGACTGGTTAGAGTCGCACTCAGCTACTACCCCTCCCTGCTGTGTGCTACTACCCTGGTCGCACTCAGCTACTACCCCCCGCACAGTGCGACTACTACCCGCAGAACGGATCAGGCGATAAATGTTAGGAAGGTTGATGCCATCCACATGACGGCGAACAACTCGAAGCATCCCGTCTGTTTCGAGAGTCTTGATTGCCCGCATAACAGTGTCGCGACTCATGCCGGTGTCGTCGGCAAGCGTGTTAACGCTCGGATGGCAGTCCCACGAATCGTTGCTGGCGTAGTTGGCCAGCATGATCAGCACAAACTTCTCGCGGGTCGGCAGCTTCTGCTCGGTCGCCCACGCCATAGCTTGGAAGCTCATGCCTTCACCTCCAGGGCAGCCTGCCGCAGATCCTGAAGAGCAAAGATCAGATCGCCATCGAGGTATTCGGTGTAGGCGTCAGTGTTGCGATCAAGCCATTCGTAAGCGTCAACCGGCCTGCACGAAAAGAACTCGCGAGACTCATTCACGCGGAACAGTGCGAATGCGTTGTGAATCGCACGCTCGACAGCCATTGCGTTGTCCACCTCGACATAGAACTGAATGTCAAAGGCCAGAGGCACAGCCGTCGCATCAGACAGCTCTTTGCAGCGCTGGGATGGCGAGCGGTCAGTGCGCCCGATCTTGCAAATGCCTGGCATGTAGTGGTTTGTCAGGCAGTAGATAAATCCGATGGTCATGTGCTACATTCCTTCTCGTGTTGTTGCTGTTGAAGAACCCGGGCCGTCATCCCGGGTTTTTTATTGCCTGCGATTCAGGTACTGGATAAATCCTCACCCTCTCCGCTTCGCTTACCTGTCCGATCCGTTGGTCCTAAGATGGGAACCATGGAAACCACTGACAGGGATGTCTCTTATGCCGCTTCGCTCGAACGCACAGATGAAGGTGGAAACACCTTGTCCAAGGTGCAGCGCACGCCGAGCTGATTCAGTGCCTTGACGATGAGGCGCGCGTCTTCCAGCTTCAGGGGGCGAGCCCCCGACTCGTAATTGGCCAGACGGGATTGCTTCCAATTGAGCTTCCGGTGCAGGGCCGCCTGGGTGATCCCGGCCGCCTCTCGTAGCTCGGCGATTCGGTTCATTGCCGTACTCCTGTGATCAATGCGCATAGGATAAACACATATCGTGTTATTAGCAAACACAAAGAGTGAGCGCAACATATTTCATAGCGTGATTAAAATCAGCGACATGAAGACACTCGGCGCTCGTATCGCTCACTACAGAAACCTTGCAGGCATGTCCCAGGCAGGCCTGGCTAAGGCGTGCAAATGGGCTTCCCAGTCCCGCGTTGGAAACTACGAAAGGGACACGCGTGAGCCGTCCCTGGACGACATTGCTCTGATGGCGGATGTGCTTCGCATCCCCAAGGAGTGGCTGCTGCTTGGCGGGGGCGGCGGCCAGTTCGATGAGGACGACGCCAGCAACGTCGAGCAAGGCCCGCCAATCGTCAGCCCGTACCGCGCGGCACGCATCGTCGGGACAGCACAGATGGGTCCAGAGGGCTATTGGCATACCCTAGATGAAGGGGAAGGCTACGTTGATGTGCCATCCAAAGACCCTGGCGCCTACGCCCTTCGCCTGCGCGGCGATTCGATGGCTCCCGCGATCCGTTCGGGATGGATCGCAGTCTGTGAGCCAAACGGCAGGCTTGTGCCGGGCGAGTACGTGATGATCCGGCTAGTCGACGGCGAATGCATGCTCAAGGAGCTGCTTTACGCCAACGACGAAGAGGTCAGTGTGATGTCGCTCAACGCCGCATACGGTCGGCGCACGATTCCGATGGAGCAGATCGAGCAGATGCACTACGTCGGCCACATCGTGGCGCCGAGTAAGGTTAGGGTTTAACGAAGGACGCAAGGATGCCATTACCGTTCCACCCGCCAGCGGGACAGATTGTTATCTGCGACTTTCAAGGACTAAAGGAGCCTGAGATCGTGAAGCGGCGGCCGGCTATCGTGATGTCACCTCGCCTCCGAGGAAGGTCAGGCTTGTGCACCGTCCTGCCCATAAGCACAACTGCGCCACGGCCGGAACAGCCTTACCACTACAACCTGGCGATCGACCCTCCATTACCCGCTCCCTATCCAGAGCCCAGCGTTTGGGTTAAATGCGACATGATCTATACGGTAGGCTTTCACCGGCTAAATCTTCCCTGGTATCAGGATGCCGGAGGGCAGCGGCAGTACGTAAATCAGTATGTCGACCCAGAAGATCTGGCTGCCATCCAGCGTTGCATGCTCACGGCTTTGGGCTTCCCGCATCTCGTAAACCGGGTTTGAGCTGTGTAACGCATTCGTGCATTCGTGCATTGACGCAAATGCACCTCAAGGCCTATATTTACCTCCGTTCCCGCTCTGCTTTCGCATCGGGCTTTAAGTCCACCGAGAGGTGGCCGCCATCTTCTGGAGTCGCAATCCTAGATGGTGCCTGAAACCCGGCTACGGCCGGGTTTTGCTTTTCTGGTGCAGCGTTCCAAACCTTCTCCTACTTAGGTCTGAGCCACTTCTTTACATGTGGCAACCGGCCACCATGTTTCCTCTTGCCCGGCGAAACCCTCACAATTACTGTGTGGATATCCAGCAGTAAGGAGGACCACAATGAATCGGATGCAACCTCACGCCATTACGCACCACTGCCAGGCATCGACCTATAGCCGCTTGGTGCGGCGGGTGAATCTAGCGCTGACGGCGCCAACAGCGCAGCGCGAGCGCCAGGCCAATCTCCGGCCGGTTCCGAATGATCGACCTGAAGACTGGGAGCGCCTTCTCGAAGAGATCGAACAGGTAGACAACGTGACCATGCGCCGAAGGCCAGATGGAAGCGTGCACGTCATCTGGACCGGATCAGAACACTGAAACCATAGCCCGCCACTGAGCGGGCTTTTCTTTGCCTGTGATTAAAATAATCACATCGCGTGTTGACAGAATAAACACGATGCGTGATTATTCACCCATCGAAGCGAAACACAGCGACGACAGGCAGCGATGAACTGGCCTCAACAGTTCAGAGGGGATGCCTCACCCCGGGCGTGCAGCGTAAAGCGCCAAAAGTAGAGAGTCGGCAGCCACACCAGCGTGGCCGACTGTTGGGAGTTCAGCTCCCCCGAAACGCCGAAAGGCAGGCCAGCCCACCGTGCCAGAAAACGGAGGCCAGAAAGACCGAATTGAATTAGCGCCCCGAGCCTCGGCCATGAGGGGCGCCGGACCTCCTGCTGTGTGCCTCACTCAACCGGCACCAGGGCTGTACGCAGCAGGTTGTATATACCCAGCGACCACGCGCCAATGCTGATTGAGGCACGTGAAAAGGGAAGCCCACCGCCAACCGACCGAAGCCTTAGGGCCTGCAATCAGCAGCGGGCACGAAGCGCACGAGACGAGCGAAAGAGTTTCCTGATGCACCTTGGCGACAGGGTGCATTGGAAAGCAGCAAGACCCAAAGCAAGGAGAACCACGATGGACACAATCCAAATTGATGGTTGGCAAGGACGCCTCGGCGAAGGCCTGGCACCGCGCCAGTTGCTGGCCGTTCTCTGGGCAGCAACAGACAAGACGGCAAAGGAAATCGCACGGCTGATGGACTGCAGCCACTACACCGTCAAGCAGCAGCTCGACGACGCCCGTTTCAAGCTGGGCAACCAGCGCACTACTCGCGGCCTCTGCCTTGAAGCCATGCGCCGGGGAATCATCGCTCCCCTGGTGCTGGCGTTATTGGTAGGCGGCGGACACTCGACACCGATGCAGCCTATGCGCCGTCCAGACGCACCCCGGCAGCAAACGCTAACCCGAGTGCAGAGGATTGAAGAGGCGCAGCTGGCCGCATAGCGCGCAACTGAGAGATCACAAACCCACCACAGGAGGCTGGCCATGTACCAGGCACTGAACAACGCACTCGGCTTCCTGGCTGGAGTGCTGCTCGTTACCGCTATCGCAGCCGTGATGAACGGCTGGGTGTAGCGCGCAACGAGATCGAACTACCAAGGATTCCTTGACAGTTCAGCCCAGCCCACCGTGGCAAGTAACGGAGGCCAGAAACACAGAATCGAATTAGCGCTCCGAGCCTCGGCTATGAGGGGCGCCGGACCTCCTGCTGTGTGCCTCACTCAACCGGCACCAGGGCTGTACGCAGCAGGTTGTATATACCCAGCGACCACGCGCCAACGCTGATCGAGGCCCGTGAACAGGGAAGCCCACCGCCAACCAACCGAAGCCTTACGGCCTGCAATCAGCAGCGGGTACGGAGCGCACGAGACGAGCGACAGAGTTTCCTGCTGCCCATTCGCAAGAGTGGCCAGCGGGAAGACAACCCACACCCGAAGCTTGGCGACAGGCTGCAGCGGGCACCCATCAGCACAAATTCGGAATTTCCGAATTTTCTGGAGCACTCATATGGCCAGAGTATGCGAGTCCTGCGGAACAACTCACCCAAGCGATGCGGCCACGGCTATCGGGCGATTCAACCCTGGAGGCCCGGCCGGATATGTCTCCAGCGTGCCTGGCTCGGTCGTTCGAGCTGACCGGAAAGCAGCGGAGCAAGACTACTGCGCGCATATGCGCTCCATCAGCACATAGGAGGATGAGATGAGCGGATTTACGCCGGGACCTTGGGTTGTCGAGCGCGCCGATGATGCGTACTGCATCGCGAATGTCGGCAACCTCGTGATTATGCCTTGCGGGGGCAAGGTCAAGCATGACAACGCCGAAGCCGACGCCCGCCTGATAGCCGCGGCGCCTGATTTGCTTGAGGCACTGGAGTGCCTGCTTGAAATGGGCCATACGAAAGCGGGAGACCTTGCGCGTGCCGCCCTCGCCAAGGCCCGCGGAACCCCATGCTAACCCTACCCCAAACCCTCCTCCTCATCTGCGTACTAGCTGCGCTGTGGGGGTGGGAGTGGTGGAGAGAGAAAGGAGAGAAGTGATGGCGACTGAAACAGGCGGGCCGGCGTTTCCTCTTGGCAACACGCCCGAAGAATGGATGAACGGCATGACCCTTCGCGATTACTTCGCGGCCAAGGCGATGCAAGGGATGCTGGCTTACCCAGGCTGTGAGCAGCGCGGTAGCCACCACAACAACAACACAGCGGATGGCGTGGCGGCGATGGCCTATGACTACGCCGACGCGATGATATCGATGCGCACCAAATAACCCCCTCCTGAGCCAGCCAGACCAGACCCTAACGGGCCTGTAATAACCGGACGGCGCCCGGTGCTGGTAGCGCCATGACCATCAGCTGGAGCCGATCCGGCGTCACGGAAGACAACTCCTGCCTAGCGCCTGCCGGGAATCGGTAGCAGGCATTCATTCCCCCGCCCATCCGGGCACACCCACTCAATCGAAACGCTGCGCAGGACGCGGCATGGAGACTGCTATGCCTGACTTCATAGTAATCAGCCTCAAGCACACGCAGCGGAGGCACAAGGCAATCACTCTGTGGCGCCCGGATGACAAGGGCTACTGCTGGAAACTGGAAAGCGCAGGGCGCTACGACGAGGCGCGCATTCTCGATCATCTTGGCTACTACAACAGCGGGTGCGCCGACATTGCAGTGCCGCTAGAGCTGGCGGATCGGCTAGCTCAGCAGGTCGAGTACGACACCAGGGAGTTCGGCATCTGCTTGCCGAACAACTCTGCGACATGGAGGTGCCTGCTGGGT